CTGTGTGCCCGTTGTAGTCAGGAGAAGATAGGCCGCTAGGAGGTGAAACCTGCACGCCATCAGATAAGCCGCCTTCGTAGACTTTAGCATCGTTGTAATACACCTCTTTAATAGAGTTTACTTCGTGGCCGGCTACCGTCATTACTTGGTGTAGGTGTACGTTGTTGTCGCCTGTAGTCTCCATAAATACGACGTTACCGCCTACGCGAACTGTACCGTAAACGACACGGCGCGCAGCTATTGGGCTACGACCTGTCATCTGTAGACCCTGTAACTGAGCAGCCGAGGTAGGCTTAGGAGCTAGGGCAGAGCTAATGAAACCTAGGACAGCGCTAGTCACAAACTGGCGGGCGAAGAACGCTCCGATAGTACCAGCTTCTAGGCCAAAGAACGCGCCACCGGCTGCGATAGATGCGCCACCAGTAGCGATCGCTAAACCCGTCGCTATAACTGCGCCGAGTAACGCGCCGCCTACCTTCTTACCCATTATTTAACTCTCCACGCTGTAACGGCTTCTGCCATCGGTACGACGCTTAACCCTTTTGCTGCTGGGGTTAGGAATCGCCCGCCTACGCACAAGCCGATAGAATTATCTGCTGTTCTGTGTCCCACTATGTCGCCACGCGTTGCGTAAGCTACTGGGATTCGCTCGAACATTGTATCAACAAAAGACCATAAATCCTCTGCCCCATAAGACTTTAAGAACTCTATAGCGCCTTCTGCTGAATCGTAGTTAGGAACGATACTAGCCGCTGGTGAGTCTTCTAGGATTTCGTCTAGTGCGTACTTAACGAACATAGCGCAATCATTAGAACCCCACGCGAACGGTTCGTACATTTTAGATTCGATGTAAGTCGCTAGGCGCTCTGCATTAATCATTCTGAAGGGCGACCCCAAAATATCTGCTTGTCCTGAAGGTCGGCTACATAATCCAGACCGTAATCGCTTGGATACAGTAGCTTCTGCTCTTCTGATGTGTAGCGATACACGCGAGGACGGCTAAGGTCGATAATGTTGTTCTCTACGGTCAGAGTAACGCGCGCTGAGTCTGCGCCCTCTGTAATCGTCATTACGTCCATACGACCTTTAAACAATGTGTAGGCGCTAAATGTGCCGCTGTTGATCGTACCGAATAGAAGGCTAGCTGGTCGCCCAGTGTAATTCTCAGTTAGGGCGTCGGTAATGATAGAAGAGTCTAGGCCGTCTAGTGTTACTGTCATACCGCGAGCAGCGATTTCGCTAGTCTCCTCGATATCGGATACAGCTAGAAGCTGACCTGCTCCGATGTACGTATCGCCGTTAATAACGGTGTCGAAAGTACCGTTCCACAAGTTAACGTCGCCAGAATCGAACTCTAGCTTAACGGCGTAAAATAAGTGTACTTCTTGGTCGGTTAGACCGGTGGGTACTGTACGAGCCATTAAATAGCCTCCACTGCTCCGAAAGAGATACCGTAAACTGTCGCAGTGTTAACGTCCCAAGATACGTCGTTGGTCGACAGGCGGAAAGCGCCTTTACAGTTTGTCACGGTAACTGTCGCGCCGTCTGCTGGCGCTGTGCGAACACTAGGGAACAGGTTTAACGTCGCTGCTCCTAGCTCGTCTGAATCTACGTCTTCTAACACCTTGTGGAGCGTAGAAGTAGCGCCAGAGCCTAGCTGGATGTAGTCACCAGCTTTTAGGTAGCCTGTAGCGCTTGTCGGTAGACCGTCGATAGCCAAGTAGTCGCCAGTCTGATTAGCGCCAGCTACTACCGGTGTACCTTGTACACTAGCTGCCGAACCACGCGGAGTAGCTCCGTTTGGATCACCAATAAGGAACGTTCCGTACACGCCACGTAGGCGAAGCAAAAACGATACCCAATCTTCTGCGGTGTCGCGCTTCATTGCCGGTAGAGATACGTCTACTTCCCAGCCAGAGCCTTGGTGTCTGTACACTGATTGGCTGAAGGTGAAAGGCGACACGCTGATAGCCGTCGCGTTACGTGCGACAAAACGCACGCTTGCGATATCTGTCGACGGTGTGCTTAGTGGGTAAGATTCAGCCATTTATTACGCTCCAAATGCTGCGCCAAATGAGCCGCCGCGTTTCTTAGCGTCCAGCACCGCCGCTTTAGATGCGTTAGCGATCTGCGGTAGTAACTGCATAATCTCTGTACGCACGGTCTGCTGAACACCGGTTGAAATATTAATATTCTGTACGATCGTCGTACCACTGCCCATTTTATCATTAGGTACGATAGCGCCGTCTACGTTAGGTACGAAAGTTTCGCGCCCGTGCTCGCCGACTGTGTACGGCTGACCGGCTGACACCGACCCGCCTAGAGCCGCTTTGTACGGAGTGCCTACGCTTATACCTGATAGCGGAGCTGCGCTAGTACCTACGCCAGTACCAGAAGAAGTACCACCAAAGAACGATCCGAAGTCTATGCTGCCGAGTAGTCCGCCTAGCGGCTTAGTGATACTTTGTTGAATCTGCATACGGATAAGGTCGTTAATGATCGAGCGTGCCATATCGCTAAACGCTTCTGATGCGTCCTTAGTACCGCTAATCAAGTTAACCAGAGCATCTTCTACAGGCTTAAGGTTTTTCTCCATAGCCTTAGCAGCGTCTTCTTGTGATTTAAGCATCTGCTCGTTAGCGGCTTTCTGGTCTTTCTGGTACTGCGCGCGGAAGTCTGCTAGCTCTTTCTCTTTCTTAAGGTTAGCTTCGTACTGCTCGACTACGCCGCCCAGCGTTTGGATACGTTCGATATCTGCGTCGCTAGCGCCCATCTGTTGAGCTTTGTAGACTGCGAGCTGCGTAGAAGTTTTGCCTAGCGTCTCAGCCTCTTCTTGCATAGCCGCGATCAGCTTTTTAATGTCTTCTGCGTGTTTGTTGTCTGTGCTACGAAGTTTAGCTTTCTGTGCTTCTAGGTCTTTTACGCCTTGCTCGTAGGTATCTATTCTACCTGCAAGGTCTTCCATGCGCTTAATATCTTCGGGTGTTAGCACACCTTCTGTGTCTGCTGATTTAAACTTGGCTAGATTGTCTTCGGCGGCTTTCTTTAACTTTTTCATGGCGTCGATCTGTTCATCGAAGCCGTTTTCTTTAGCCTTAATCTGATTTTCGGTAAGCGTAGTAGTGGACTCGTTTAACTTGTCCATTAGCTTAATGACGTCTTCTAGCGAGTCTTCTGTATCAAATAGAGATGGTAGGAGCACCATAGCAAAGGAGGCGGCTAGGCCGGCTACAGCACCGAGTAGCGGAGCACCTAGGACGAAACCTAAGTCGGCTGCCTGTTGGCTAAGGGCTAGCATGGGGTTAGTGCCGCCTTGAATCTGCCCGACTAGCTGTTGAACCTGAATACCAGCCTGTCCGGCTCTGCGTCCCATACCTGAGACGGCTTCTCCAGTTTTGCCGACAGCGTCGCCAGCGCCTTTAGCTTTATTAGCTAGGCCGTCTAAACCTCTGCCCGCTGAGTCTAACGCCGGTTTGGTGTTATCCTTAGCGTTTATCTTGATATTAATATCTTCAGGAGTTGCCATTTCGTCGCTCGGCCTTTAGTTGGTAATACGCTAGCCAGCCGTTGAACTCTTCTAGGCTGATCTGACTTACTTGCTCTACTGTCATGTGCAAGCGTTCTGCAAGACCGTAGAGCGAATACAATTCCAGATCGTCTTTTACTTTCCCAGCATTTCTTCTGACGAAGGCGCTGCGGCGATCTGGTTAGCTAGACGTTGGATAATGTTTGGGTCTACCTTAGTCATTAGCGTGGGCTTGTCTGACAGGTCGAACGCTTTACTACCGTCCTCGGTCTGGCACTTTAGAATTACTAGGCGAACCATAAACTCGAACTCGTCGCCGTTGGCAATATCTCGTAGTTTCTTGCGGTCGCTCATTGTCACGGGTTCGCAGTAGAGTAGCGTCGGCTTACCGTTGTCGTCCTGCCATTCTGGGACTTCCAGCTTTTTGACGCCTTGTAACTCAAAATGCGACTTAGCGCGATCTAGTATACTCATTTTATCGGTCTCCAATCGATTCCGTTTAAGGCTCTAGGCAGCGTGAACGGAGAAACACGTTTTCGGGGGCTACCCTATCCTAGAGTTTTTTGCGTTACGCCCAGACTACAGCGCCGTTAGCTGCGAAGCTAAAAGAGCCTTCTACTAGACCGTCGAAAGATGAAGACACGCCAGCTTCGGTAATGATTGCCGAAACAGTAGCGTAAGTGTCAGCATCTACGTATAGAGCTAGTGTTACTTCTGAACCTACAGTTAGTGCGCCCTGACCGGTTGTATCTGTTTCATCGTAGTGAACAGCTACAGAACCAGTAGCAGAAGTTAGACCAGCTACGTAAGTACGTGCAGAGTCGCCCATGCTAGAGGTTTCGATAGTGTCCGCAGATTCAGATAGCGACCAATCGCGTACTTCTGCTACAGTGTTTGCGCCTACTTTTACGTAGCCTTCTGATCCTTTATGCACCGCCATGTTAAATCTCCTAAGTAGTTATGCGTTGCCTCTCGCGTAAGTATATAAGACTGAGACGGTTACTACTATACCGCCTAGCGGCTCGATAGTACCTTCGTCGGTCTCTACTTCCACGACCTGAGTGTCCAACGCATAACCGCCGCGTGTGCGGTCTGCGTCTAACCCATTTTCGATCGCTTCGATAAGCTCATTACGGGCTGTATCGATAGACGACCCTTTAACAAATCCGACGATGCGAATAGTTAAATCTGATACGCGCTGAATATCGCTACCGCCGATAGTGCGGTCTTCGCGTGTTTCTGCGCCCGTCTGAACTAAGCACGCTGGAAACTGTGCGTTACTTAGTTCCTCAAACTTGAACGGCTGGCGAGTAACGAAAGTAGTCTCGCTAAGGTCGCGCAGTGTTGTAACTATGTTGTCGCAAATTAGCTCGCGCTTACTCATTTAAACAGCCTCTTCTTAAAGTAGTTAACTAGGCGCTGGCGCTCTCCACGACTAAACCCGAAGAACGGGCGCTTCTTGTTGTTGAAGAACGCTTTTCTAGCCGCGCTAGGTTTAGAGAATTTGATCTCAGCAAACCCTCGACCTTTCTTAGCTACCATAGAGCTAGTCATCTCGCCCGTAACGTTAAGGTTAACGACGCCGCTAGGGTCGCCGCTGAACGCTGAACGGCCTCTCGACTTCGGCCAGCCTTCGCGTTTAGCCTTCGCGTAAAGAATAGAGTAAGGAGCAAACGCGCCGCTAATACCCTGCCCTTTCTCGGTGCGGTCTAGTATGATCGCTTCGCCCATCTGAGCTGTCGCAAATAGCGCGGTATCTAGCTCGTTAGGTAACTCTCGCTCTATCTTCGCTAGGCGATCTTTAAGTGCCTTGGTTGATAGAGATATATCTATTCTCATCGCGTTAGTCTGGTCTGAACTATCGTCGATTTTTCCGCAGTTGATACTGTGCCGTCTTCGTCGTAATCGTACTCGATACCGTCTGCTAGGATCGCTTGCATTTCCTGAGTGTACAGGTCGCGGTAGAAGCCGATCATTTCGCGGAAGCGGTCGCCGTCGACCCAGTTAGTTAACTGAGGAAGCGCGTATTTCCAGAGAACGAGGTAGGCAGCAGCTCGGGTAAACTGCGTGTCTGTTAGTAAGGTGTCGTCCATCTCGCCAGAGTAACCAGTCTTAGGCCACCACTGACCGCGAATCTCACGCTTAATGTCGGCCTCAGCGCGTGCGTGTTCTTCGTAGAACGTGTCGATACCTAGGTCTAAGATATCCGGTTGAATGTCGACTAAGTGAGAATCGTTAGAGAAAGCCATATAAACACCTTACAAGAAATATAGAGGAGCGACCCGAAGGTCGCCCCAGAGGTCTAATTAAAGACCAGCGTCGAAGTACATTTCTACGCCGTAAGTGTCGTCTAGCTCACCTACACCGTAAACAGCGGTAGCGTTAAGCTCCCAGCCGCGTAGAGACGCGTTGCGCTCTGGCTCGATTACGAAGTCGCGTTTCATGGCTAGAGCAAGTGCTTCAGGAGCGAAGATCGCGCCTTTAGAGTCGCCAGAACCGTCGATAGAAACGTGAGCTGATTCGTAGATATCTACACCAGCGATAGTACCAACGTAACCAGTACGTAGAGCTTCGTTCTGAAGGTCGCCGCCATTCGGGTTAGCGAATGTGTTAGTTAGGTTAGCTTTAAGAGCGTATGCCTGTAGTGGGTTAAGAACCGCTACTAGGTTGCCCATAACTTTG